TGTACTGTATTTGACGGGTTGACCCTTGAGGATAGCCGTAGCGTATCCTGATGCAATTCCACCAGCAAGAGCCTGTGCACGATCCAAACCAGAAGGGTGGAACGCAGGTCTCAAGCCAAATGGAGCACTAGTTGCTGACATAGTTAACTCCTTGTTAAATATCCTTACCCGTGAAAGATGGGATCAGGAACATTTTTTCGACTTAATTGCCTTAGACCATCGCCTTCGATATCCGCAAGGTGTCTGCCAGAACTGTCTTGTGCGCCTTGTAACTGCTCAACTTGGACTTTGATTTTCTCAGCCTCTTCGTTGGGCAACTCATGGTGCATATGCAACATAACGTCTTGATACATATCCATAGGAATTTTGTACAAAACCATTTCGTTGCAACTAACATATCCAGTGATTTCAGCACTCTTGACTTTGTGTTGCTCATAGTACGTTGGAACCTCTTCTCGTGGAACAGGTACATAGCCTAAGCGCATACGTTTATCAATCGTGTCGTAACCATTGGTTGTTGACAACCAGCATACGTGCCATCCGGGTATCTCAGGTACTTTGGGTAAAGCACTCTGTGTCCACTCCTCGCTCCACATCTTCCTAGTTGGACGTTCCTGCGAATTCATGAACTTCTCTTCGGGCGGTTGTCTAGTGATATCCTGACTAGCACGACTTTCACGACCACCAGCATTTAGAGATTTTTTTAAACGTGATTCCATTTTCTTAGTTCCTTAGTATTGGTTGTTACGGGCGCTCATTGCATAACGCTTGATCATCTTGGCTCGCTTTGCGGGATCATCCCACATACCTGCGTCTTTCATAGCTCTAACCTGTTCGGGCTGTAGCGTAAAAGTACTTCGGTTGCTATTGCCATTGACGCTTTCACGTCCAGAGCTTGTGACAACACTCCTTGGTCCCTTAGAAGACGGTTTTACGTCCATAGAGTCATTATATCTATGGTTAATTCGTTTTGACAACCTGTTATCGAGTTCGTCCCAATAATCTGAATCGTTGGGGTTCCAACCCTCTTTAACAAGTTCTTCATCCACGATCTTGGCAATCCGACTATCAATGTCACCGCCATTTGGGTTGTACCATGGATTTCTTTCCATCCACTCGCTAGCATGACGCTGTAAGCGTGGGTCTGGAATGTTATTCTGTACTTGAGGACGACTTGCTTGCTCTTTTGAATTTTTCAGAGCGGCAACTTGGTTTCTAGCCTCCAACCAAATTTCTTGCGCTTGGCTATAAGTCTCGCCGTCTCCAGCAGACATAGCCTCAGCCATCTTGATCTTGGCATAGTTAACGCGAGTCTCTTGGTCCTCAATTGCCTTGTCTATACGGGCTAAATCAGCGTTGTGGGTCTTTTTCTCCACCACTGCAAGCCTAGCCATTAACTCTTCGTTTTGCTTCCTCAGAAGGTTCAATTGGAGTTCTTTTTCAGAGGAAACAGCTTTAGCCAGTTCTCTCTTTTGTTTGCGCCTGTTGCGCTGAACTTTAGATTCCGATGGGTCATCGTCGTGATGGTCATCGTGTTCTTCAGTTTTAACTTCGTGTTTGTCCTCATTTTCTTGTTGAGGCACTAAATCTTCAGGTAGTTCTACCGTTGCAGATCCATCCAGTTCCTCATTGACGTTCATGTCAATCGGTTCTTCGACTTTCTTTTCTGTGTTCATATGTAAGCTTTCATTTGTAAGGGATCTCCAGTTACCGTGGCGATAACTTCATGATCGTTGAGAATCATAAAAAGAGCTGGTTCTTCTAAGTCGCTCTCTCCGGGCACTGGGACTTCCCAGCGATCTCCACCCCATTTGGGAACTCGCACATAATCCCCAACTTGACACCAAGAACCTTCAGGCCAAGGTTGCATCGTGTCACGATTCTTGAACGCTAGAGGTCCAATAATCAACACTTTGGCTACCATGTTCTGCCATTTCTCTGTTTCTTTGGTCTCAGCAACCATAACGATTCCACTCGCTGTTGTCTTCTTTGTGCGTTTTAATTGCACTAGAATCCTTGCGCCAAGCGGTTTGGCTTGCGGATCTACATTAGGGAACGCCCAATCTAAATCTGCGCCAGTTGTGCTATCTGTCATTATCTTTTTCCTCTTCTTCAGTTAATAATTTGTTAATGAAGTCTATGACCTCTTGGTGGCCCATGTAGACTCCTACCATGCGCTGATAAGACTCCCAAGTCGATGCATTGCCTTCTGCTAATGAGTACGCAACGTCTGCTTGTCTTTTCTTAATAGCGCCGATAACCTGTGAAATTAAAACCATTTATTTCTTTTTTTGCTCTGCTTGTGCTAAACCTCCTTGTTTTTTGGGTTCTGACTGGGTTTTACCGCCCATAGATGTACCATCAAGTGGAACTCCTTGGGCAATACGCTTGTGCTGTGGAACTTCCACAGACTTTTGCTCGTTATCGCTAGACATTTTGTCCTCCTAAGTAAGACTGGGCACGATTTTGTAGCTCCAGTGCAGTTTTCGCCTGCTCATGTCGCAAAATATCCGCATCATGGGATATTTTTGCTGATTCAATGTTCTGTTTTGTAATGTTATTGGTGGAATCCAACGCAACTTTCAACTGATTGTCAGCATTAGACTTGGCTAAGTCAGCTTGAATCCTAGAAGACTCAAGTTGTCCGTCTTGCTGTAGCCTTTGCTGATTGATTGCCATCTCAGCTTTGTCTCTTTGTGCCCTACGGTTGGTTTCAGCCATAGAAGTCTGGATCAAAGCCTGAGCATCTGGGTCCATAGGCTGTTGTTGTTTCTTCAGAGCGTCTAATTGCTGTTGCATCTCACCCAAAATTGGCATGATCTGCTGGAAAGTCTGTTGAGATTCCTTGAAAACAGCAATAGAAGCCTTGGCATACTGCTCATCTATGCGTTTTGTATTCAATGGATCGTCATAATCCAAGCCACGCTCTTTCAATCCGCTCTCAGCATACAAGTTCATGGTCTGCTCATACCACATACCCAAGTGTTGTTGGATGTGATCTATGCCAGCAGGCAAGAATTTAGGCATGAAAAGCGGATTAGAACCAAACATTGGGTTGCGATAGAAGTCAATGTGGCTTTGAATGTGGGCCAAATGGTCTTGTTCGTCATAAGCTTTAGCTGGCTCACCCTTCAACAGATTAAAGTTCTCCTTAGCGGAGTTCACCATGTCGTCTTCTGGCTCTTGAAGGAGCAACTCATTGATCTGAGGCACCTTCATTTGCTTCATGAACCGCTCAATAACCGCTTTTCTGTCAAACAAATCAGGGTTTGCCGCCATAATTTGCATCACAGCTTGCGTTTGAGCCATCCTCTGCGTCTCAGAGAAGATATGTGGGTCAGAAACTGGGATAACATCAGTGTTGCGCTTGAAGTCATCCTTATGGATATCAAGGTCAACCACTAACTCACCACGTCTTTGCTCGTCCAAGTACCATCTGTTGAGGCGTCCAAGCACCTTCAAGACCCTGCCTTGGCTCTCGTGCAACCTAGCATGGATTGCTGAGAACACAACCGCACCCTGCTCGATTAGAGCTTGCGTTGTTCCAACTGGCATATTGGCATTGACGTCAGCAATTTTCTCCTCAGAAGTTGTTATAACCCCTTTAGCGGCGTCTGTTAACCAGCCCAATAGCTCCATAAGCACAGGAGATGGGGGATTGAAAGGCATAGGCATGGCGATCTTGCGAACATCGTCTACACCGGGAGCGCCCTCGATCTCCGCAATCTGTGTCACCTCAACTTGATCAGTCTGACCCGACATCCTAGCTCCCTTGAGCTTGAGCATTGTCGCGGCGTTGTTAATGTGCGCCGAGTCTAATAGTGCACGTAATGAACCAGTGAGGGCGGCGGACAATCCGCCAATGAGATGAGGGAGACCAATCGCATACGCTCCCCTCCAAGGTATGAACTTGAACTCAATGAGCCAATCCAATTTTGTAAGAGTTTCATCACCTTCCTCCCAGTTACGGTACAAACCAACCACCTTTTGGTCTAATTCATCAACCATCAAAATGTAAGGTGCTGACTCGCCGCCAGTTCTTTTGTCTTCATCTAACTCTAGCCATGTGTATATGTGATAGACGTTCCTGACGCCATCATCATTGTCTTCATAGCGTTTACCCTCGATCTTGGCGTTTGCCTTCTCTGCAAAGCTTTGCTCAGGTTCAGCAGA